AGCACCACAACATCAAGCATTGATCCAGAGGTCAAGGCTGCGTATCTACGCAACTTGGAAGAGGCAAGAATGGTTGGCGCTGGTCTAGGACAAAGACAGTTTGCCCCTTACGCTGAGTACAACTTAGGTATGGTTCAGAAGTACATGAACCCGTATGAGAACCAAGTTGTGCAAAACACATTGGCTGACATTGAGCGTGCTCGTCAGGGTCAAATATCTGCTGAAGGTGCAAGGGCAACCGCAGCAGGAGCGTTTGGCGGTACACGCCAAGCAGTAACCAGATCGCTGGTAGACGAAGCAGCTCTACGCAATGCGGGTAACTTGGCTGCACAACTTCGTCAGAGTGGATTTGCACAGGCTCAGAACTTAGGTCTATCGCAACAACAAATGATGCAGCAGTATGAGCAGCAAAAACTCGATGCAGCTCGCGGTCTTGGTGTAGAGCGTTTGAACATAGCGCAAGGAGCACTAAGTCTGCAACCTGCAAGGATCGGAGAAAGCACCTCAACACCAATCTATCGAAACCCATCTGCATCAGCGTTTGGCGGTGCTTTGGGTGGTGCTCAACTAGGTTCTTTGATTGGTGGCAAAGAGTTTGGTAGCGAGTACGCTGGCTATGGTGCTGGTCTAGGCGGTCTGCTTGGATTCTTAGGTTAAGGAGTAGATCATGGCAACAACACAAGACTTTGGCGGTTTACTCTTTGGTGGTGGTGGTACTGGACTTGAAGACTATTTGAGTGCTGGACAGCAAGAATCAATTAAAAACCAAGCAATGCTGCAAGCAGCAGCAGCTTTACTTTCTGCTGGCGGTCCAAGCCGTACACCAATCTCTTTAGGTCAAGCCCTTGGCGGTGCTTTACAGGCAGGTTCTCAGGGTTATCAACAAGCACAGCAGGGTGCTATACAGAATCTTTTGACACGCCAGAAGTTAGCAGAAGCCAAGCGTATGGAGGACTTACGCAAGGCGTTGCAAGGTCAGCAAATGCAACCACAGCAACCTATGGGTGAGGTCACAACTATTACACCAGAGCAAGCAATATCTGCTGGTGGAATGCCAGCAGGTCCTACCGTTGCGCGTGCAAACTTAATTGGTCAGCAAGTTAGAGCACCAGCTCCACAAATGTCTCAGCAAGATATGTTGTATCAAGACGCAATGAATAAATACATTATTTCTAATAGAGAAGGTTATCCAGACATTGCAGCAAAGTATTTGGAGACTGCTTTAAAAATTAAGCCAACTGAGAAGGTATCAGGCGCACCGTTTGAGGTTACTGACGCAACTACTGGTAAGCCAATTATGGTGCAGCAGTTTGATAGTGGTCGTTTGCAAACCGTTGGCGCATACGGTCCTAAGCGTGATGTTGTATTGCAAAACCTTGGCGGTCGTACTGTTGCTATTGATAAGTCAAAACTTGCTGGTGGCGAAACATATGCACAAACTCTTGCGCCTCAAATTATTGGTGGTGCAGAAGCTGGTGGTTACTTCCAAGTTGGTGGTGGTGGCGGTGGTATGGGTGGCGCACCTCGTCCTGCTGGCGCTCCAGCACCTAGTGGCGCACCTAGTGCCGTTGCACCTACTGGTGGTGCTGGCGCACCTCAAGCAGCGCCTAGTGGCTTGCAGCCCATCATTCCATTGCAACCAAAAGCACCAGAAGCCTTTATGAAGGCATCACGCCAACTCAATGACCTTCGTGGTGCTATTGAGGACTACAAGATGGAGCTTAAATCTGGCGTATGGGTTATACCTAAAAACATTCCTGTCCCGTTTACAGATTCTGGTATACCTATGCCTATCGGTGAAGATAGTGCAAGGGTTGCTGGTAAGTACAACTCATTGTTGATGGGTGTTAAGAACTTGTACGAGCTTGGCGCTTTGACTGGTCCTGATATGTCAATCATTGAGCGTCAGTTAACTAACCCATCTTCATGGACTGGTTTGCTGACTAGCAAAAACGCAATGAATGCTCAGGTTAAGGTGCTAGAGGATATGCTGGATCGCGCAGACAAGAATCTGTCTTCCTCATACAAGCAACCTATGCCAGCAGCAGCCACAACGCAAAAGGTTTTTACATATAACCCTGCAACTGGTCAACTTGAACAAAAGTAAGGTTCTATCATGGTTCAAAAAGTAACAGTACCAGACATAGGAGTCGTTGAGTTTCCAGACTCAATGAGTCCTCAAGAGATCGTCAAGGCTTTGCAATCAATGCAAGGTGTGCCAGCACCAAGACAACCAAAGACAGTCACCGAGAAGGTCTTAGCTTCTCCTGTTGGCGGTGTTATTCGTGGCTTGCGTGACATTCCAGACGCTGGCGCTCAACTGTTGACGCGAGGATTAGAAGCCGTTGCACCTGCTGGCTCTAGCATGGAGAAGTTCATGCAAGCAGAGCGCAAACGAGTTGAAGACATCAACCGCGAGGCTGAACGCGCCTACCAACAAGATTGGCGTATGGGTCAGATGAAGCCCAACGAGTTTGATGTTGGTCGCGCTGTTGGTGGTGCTGTTGCTACCGCAATTCCCGCTACAACGGCTGTTAAGGCTCTTGGACTAATGAGTGCTCCTGTGCGTGCTGGCGCTGTTTCTGGTGCTATTGGCGGTGGCTTACAGCCCGTCCTAGAACCACAGGATTCATTTGCTACTCAAAAGGCTACTCAGGTTGGTTTAGGTGGTGCTTTTGGTGCTGGTGGTGGATACCTTGGTGACAAGATAACTAACCTGTTATTTGGTCGCGGTGCAGCTCCTGCTGTTGGCGGTGCTGGCGCACCTAGTTCTGCTCAAGCAACTGTAAGCGCCACACCAACTGCTCAAGTTACTGGTGGTGGCATCAATTTAGGCGCTGTTGCGCCTGAGTCTGGCGCTGCCCTTACTGCTGCTCAAAAGGCGATCTTAGAGCGTGGCAAGGCGATGGGTTTCAAGACTACGCCAGCACAAGAGACTGGATCGCGCTCACTTCTCCAGATGGAAGCGAGAATGGAGTCAAGCCCATTCACTTCTGCACCGTTTAACACCATCAAGACTGAGAACCAGAAGGTCTTAAACCGCGCCACAGCTCAAGCCATTGGCGTGAACTCTGACGAGTTAAGTAACCCTGTATTGGCTCAAGCACAGCGTCAGATCAGCGATGTCTACAAGAAGGTGGCAACACCAGATGTACGCAAAGTAGACGGCATGACTTTTATGAACAACATTGATCTTATTGACAATGCTTTTGAAGGTCTTACGACTCAGCCGTTAAAGACAAACATTCTTGTCAAGCAGTTACAAGACTTGGCTTTAAAGGGTGAGGCTAGTGGTGTACAACTGCAAAACCTGTCTTCTAAGATCGGTAAGCGTGCCAAGAATGAGATGACTACCGCAATGGGTGACCGTGAGCTTGGCTCTGCTTTATTCCAACTCAAAGAGATGGTGGACGACGCTTTATCTGCTGGACTTAGTAAGGCAGAGCAAGAGGCATTTGCTACGGCTCGCAACAACTACCGTAACCTAATGACGATTCGCACAGCGTCTGGCGTTGTCAATCCATCGTCTGGAAATGTATCTGGTTTGAACCTAGCGTCTGCCTTGACACGCAAAGACCCACAAGGTTTTGTGTTTGGTTCTAACCAGACACCAATGTATGAGGCTGCAAGGTTTGCACAGGCATTTAGACCAATCGTGAGTGACTCTGGAACTGCGACTCGCTCGATGGAATACTCGCCATTGAATATGCTGCTGTCGATGCCAACAAACTTGGCTGCACGCGCATACACATCAGCGCCAGCATCATCAATACTGGCTAGAACTGCTGGCGGTACTGGCTTGATGCCAAACGCACTAGAGCAAGCACAAGTAGAGTCATTAAAGAGAGCACTTCCAATTACTGGTGGTCTCGGACTCAGTGGACTTTTAGGACCGTAAAGATATGGCAGACTATTCAGACCCACTTGGTTTACTGTTTGGTGGAGTTGACTACTTTGGCTCACCGCAAAAGTCAAAAGGCTTATTGCAGTTAACTCCGCAAGAGATAGAACGCATGGCAGCAGCTCAGAGTCCTGCCTTTGGCGTATTCCCGCAGATGCAACCGTATCGGTCTCAGCAAGACATTACGGCAAGCGCCAATGTGCCTATCGATGTGATGAGGGGTCGTATTGCTGGCACACGGGGATTATTTGGCGATGTAGTGAATCAACCGATACCTATGGTTAGACCATTACAACTTCTTAGCCAAGCGCTTACAGGTCAACAAAAGTACCCTGATACTGAATATTATTTAGACACAATGCCATTGAAGTCAGACACACCAATCGGTGATCTGGCTGGCAGGATAGGCAGTTTTGCACCAATTAATCCAATGCCAGCAGTCAGAGGCGTGCAAAAGCTAGGCGGTCTGCTTGGTGAAGAGATGGCTACAAGGCTATCTACTGGCAGACCTATATTGCCTAGTTTATTGGCTGAACCACAGACAGCAATGTTTGCAGCACCGCCAGCAGAGCAAGCAGCAACTAGCGGTCTATTGCAAGCCGAAGTCTCTCCTCTAGGGTTTTATTCAGCAGTCGAGCAGCAAGCACTCAAGATTCCAAGGAAGCAAGGAACTGGCGAGTCCTTCTTAAATGATCTTCTTAAGGGTCAGGATGTTAAGAAGTACGAGATCGAGGCTATGGGTCTGGATACTTACCTCAAAGGCAAGCCAAATGTGACGCGCCAAGAGGTGCAAGACTTTATTGCTAACAATCGAGTTGATGTGCAAGAGGTAAGGTATGGCGCTTTAACTCCAGAAGATCAAGCGCAAAAAGAATTACTTAACAATAGATACAGACAATTAACCGATCAAATTGAAACGGCAAAATTAAGATATGAAGAAGGTGGTATTCCATATAGCGAATTAAGAAAAACAATGAGCGACATTTCAAAAGAAAGAACTGGTATTGAAGAATCACTATCAGCTTTCCAAGGTGAAGCTCCTAGATTTGGGCAATACCAACTTGCAGGTGGGGAAAACTACCGCGAATTATTGCTGACTTTGCCAAGTAAACCAATGGATATAAATACGGCAGCAGAAAACTATTACACACAATTTTTACAGCGTGGAGGTCAACCAGATTGGTCACAACTTACTTTTGCAAAAAAACAAGAGTTAATAAGTTCAATGCCAGATGTGGCTATAAATGCACCATCATCACCACAGTTTAGTTCCTCTCACTTTAAAGACCCAAACATCTTAGCCCACATGAGGGTTAATGATCGCATCGATGCTGAAGGCAAAAAGATGCTATTGATTGAAGAAGTGCAATCAGACTGGCATCAAGCTGGGCGTGAGAAGGGTTATGACACGCCAGAAAGAAGAATGGCAAAGGAAACAGCATTGAATAATTTATTAGCAGAGCGCACTAGATTACTTGATGAGCAGCAAAGACTTGAAGAATTGGCAAAACCATTTACAAGTATTGGAAAAGATGCCCCAGCAAACATAATAGATCAATGGAGCATCGTGTCTAATAGGTTGCAAAATCTACAAACTGAGCAAAACAGACTTGGTAGAACCTCCATTGAGGGCGTACCAGACGCACCATTCAAAGATACTTGGTATCAGTTAGCTTTGAAGAGAGCAATCAAAGAAGCCGTAGATAAGGGCTATGACAGAATTGGTCTGACTACTGGTGCGCAACAAGCAGAACGCTATGACTTGAGTAAGCAAATTAAAACATTAATTTATAGTCAGCCAGATGCCGATGGATTGCGTCGTGTAGAAGCTGTAACTCCATCAGGTGATAGACTGTTAGGAAAGAAATATACAGAAAATCAAATTTCAGAAAATGTTGGAAAAGAAATAGCTGAAAAAATAATAAACAATACTGGTGAATTTGATAAAAGAACAAATACCTATGCAATGACTGGTCTCGATCTTTCTGTTGGTGGCGAAGGCATGAAGAAGTATTACGATGAGATATATCCAAATTTCTTAAACAAATACGGTAAGAAGTACGGTGCGCAGGTTGGTGAGACTAAAGTAAATACCATTAAAGAACGCGCTGAGAACAGCATGATTCCAGCATCAAAGCAAGAAACTGTACGCTACCTAGACATTACGCCAGAGATGAAGAAGGCAGTACAGAAGGGTCAACCTTTGGCTGCTGTCGAAGGCATGACTGGTTTGTTGGCGTAGTTAAACACGACTTCTTAGCGCAATAAGCTCCAGCACATTAGGATCATTTTCCTGACCCTTTGCTGGTGAGTACAGCGCTCGGTATCTTTCCTCTGCTTGCGGTCTTGGCTCACACAAGTAGTAAACCGCAAGGGACTTGCGTGCAAAGTCTTCTGGGCATTGAACAGGTCGTGAGAGTCCATGCAATGAGTTTGTTGTGTCAAACAAAACAGCGCGATTGAATTTAGGCATCACTTCTTTTACGAGGTTGGACGGCTCGCTCCACATCCCTAAGTGCCCGCCAAAGTCTTTGTGCCAGTCTGGTGTCAGATACACGATTAGATTTAACCGTCTCTCAAGCAGTAGCTTGGGGTGTATGGAGTAGTCCAGATGCGGGTTTAACTTTCCCCCAGAGATGTGTCTGTGCATACCAGCACCATGCAGACCAGCGTCAGCATAGAGTTTGCAACCAGTCAGGTGTTCAATCTGCTGCACAAAGTCTGGCGAGACAAGGTGCTGCATTGCTTTATAAATACTGGCTGGAAAAGCACCCCAATGATTCATGGTTGACTTGTGTTCAAGTGCATTGTTGTAATGCACCCAGAAGTCTTTTACTGTGTCAAAGTCTTGAGATATTTGTAACGCTAGTTGCGTTGGAAAGAAGTCATCTATTACCAAGTGCTTGAATGGATGCTCGGAATGCCAAGCAAATGTGTGTGTCTTCATATTTCACCAAAGAATGCAGCAGTCAATGGGTCGCGCTTAATCTTGCGTCTTAGTTGATTCTGCTTGGTTAGTCTTCTTTCCTTTGCGTCTGCATCTTCTTTGGCTCGGTGCTTACGCAACCGCGAGCTGCTGCTCACAGGCTCTGGTTTCTCTGCATCCACTCCAATGCCGTAGCGGTACACGGCAGACCATTGCGTCACACTCGTCTTACGCCACGACTGGATGTGAACTCTGCCTTCTTCTCTGAGTTTTTGGATCATGTCTCTGCTAGACCTGAGCGTGCAATGGAGAAGGTCAGCCAACTCGACGGCTGTGTATCCCTTCTGAGTGATCAGGTTGACCAGTTTAGGTAGTCTGCTTGATCTCATTGTTCACGCCTAGATATTTCACGGTCTAAATACCAACGCGCTTTTTTCAAGTCTTCTATTGCGTCATTCTTGTGGTCTGCACGCAGCACATACTTGATGACATTGCCTAAGCAAAAGTTCATGTGTTCTGTGATGCGGATCACCTCAACACCAGACGGGTGGCTGTTGTAATGCTTGGGTTTATTTACATTGTCAGTCATGTGATGGTTGTCATGTGAATTTTTGCAATTAACTCTACATAATGGCGTAAGCGCAAGTCATATTCAGTGAGCAATTTTCTTA